GAGCTTGAATCTTCTGCCCTTGTGTTTGAATGTCCATTTCAATCGGTGCTTTGGTTCTTGTTCTAAAAAGGACAAGTCAATTTTCCGCAAGTCATTTAATGTCCACTTCTCAACCTCCTCATATGATAGCCCTTTAATTATCGACACCGTGTGAGCTGTTTTCTCAATCGGGTTAAGGTCATCGGGAAGCTCTCCAATCTCTTGAAGCATTCCAATTGTAATATCTTTCCATTTAAGCATAGTAAAAAAGTCCTGGTTTGTTGTGTTGTTTGCAATCATTGGCAAGAGCAAGACTCATCACACAGTCATCGTGCAATCCTTGTGGTGCTGTGTATCTCACTCCTGTTCTTGTGTATTCAAATTCAAAGTTACGCATTTCATCGGCAATCACACCTTCAGGAAATTTAACTTGCTGTCCTTGTACTGCCACTACTAAGCCCTCTATCAGTTGCTGCTTTGATTGGCTTGTAAATTTGAAACCTTTGATTCTTGGGTGCTGTCTTTGTAGTTGCTCCACAATAGGATCACCGACTCCTGTGCTATCCACAAATGCAGGTGTGTTCCCTATGGTTGATGTTATCTTTTGCAATGTCTGACTCCAATCAGCCTGAAATCTGTCAAAGTGAACGACCTCACCCTTTTCGTTTAGTCCTATGATAACAGTCCAGTCAGTGTACTTAGCAAGGTCAATTCCGTATGCCGTTGGTGTACCGGTGCTTTGTTGAATACAAGCGTCAATGTTCTGATGCCCGAATGGGTTAGAATTATCGTCAGCAGGTTCAGCCAAGTACAACTCTCTAAAAACATACTCAGGCAAATCACGTTTGGCTTGTTCTATCTCCTCACGTTCAATGATGCCTTCATCTGCCGCATCGTAAGCCGTAATTTTAAAATACTCCATATTAGGATCTCCTGCCTTTGCTCTTTCACCCAATTTATAAAACCAATTCTTTTTGCCCTTGACGTTACCAATCAGTTTGCATTTGCCTTGGGTTGCCGTTAGGGTTGAACGAAGTGCGAACCAACTGTCTTCTCTTGCTCGTGATGCCTCATCAAAGACCGCAGAATACACATCATCTCCGTAAAGGTTGTCAGGCTTCTCTGCTGACTTAAACTCTATCCTTGAGCCTACCGGTGTTATTAGTGTCAACTTGCTCTCGTTAGATACAAAGAAGTTCTTCTCTGTGACTTGAGCCTTCATACGTCTGAATGCTATCTCCGCTTGTTGGTATACAGGAGCAACCCACCACACCGATTGATTCTCTTTTAAGTTAAGCGACTGCTCAAACAACCAAATAATATGACTTGCTGTTTTACCTGTCTTAGTCGATGCTGCCGTTATCGTGTAACGTGCATCTGAATCCAAGATGGCTTTTTGGTAGCTCGTCAGTTTTGGTCTTGAGTAGTTTATTTGCATACTTGCCTCAGTAGGTCTACACGCTTTTTGTTGATGGTGTCAAGATCGTGATGTTGCTTACAATAATGATAGTTAATCATGCCCACCTCTTTAACTTTGTCTGACTTGATTAGCTTTCCAATCTCTGACCAATCATTGTTCTTAACAAAGAAACATCCGAGATTATCTCGGTGGTTTGTGTATGGCTCAACTGATGACACAAAGATGGGCAACTTGTAGGCTGCCGCTTCGAGAATCTTCAGCTCTGATTTGTATCGGTTGAACTTAGTCGGAAGTAGTGGAGCAATGCAGATGTCAATCTCTGAGTAATACTTGCCGAACTCATTTGCTTTTGTTCCTACCCTTGTCTGAAACCACTCAGGGCGTTTATGTCTTGGCTCTCCTGTGATTGCTTTCTCCATTGTTGCCCAATCAGCAACGTTCTCATGAAAGCCACACATTAGGAATCTGACTCCGTAATTTTCACAAATTGGCTTGATTTTGTCCCTAAGCAACTTTAAGTCTTCCGTGTGAGATAACCCACCAACCCAACCAATAGTAAAAGGATGCTCTGTTTCTGCTTTCCATTGGCTTTGATTTAAGTCTAAAGCATTGGGGATGATTGTGACGTTTTGATTAAACTCTTTTACCTTCTCCTCAAGTTGCGGAGTGGTAACCATCACAGCGTCTGCATAATGTAGGCTGTCTTTGATGCCATTCTTGATGTATGCTCGATAAAACTTATAAGCTGGGTTGTGTTTCGGTATTACCCAATAGTCATCAATATCAACTATGAAAGGTATTTTCTTTTTTGCGAGTACCGGCAGAATGTTGTATTGCAATCTTCCAAGCCATCGGTTGAACACCACACAATCGTATTTCTCAAAGGGTAGGTCAGCCCATTCGTTTTGATCCACAGAAACATCAACTGTGATGCCGTAGTCTATTTGAATTTTGACGTAAGGGGTGTATAGCCTGTGAAAGCTCACCCCATTCATTCCGTCAAGTAGTAAAAGAATTCTCATCAGAAAGGCATATCATCCTTCTCCTTCGGTGGTCTTGGTACTGCCACATAGTGGGTTGCCTTTGACCTGTCATTTTGCGTCTTGAGTTTTTGCACTCTGATACGAACATCTCCGTACTTGTTAATTTCAAGTCTTCCGTCAGCAAGTGCTTGTTTGAATTTCTCCACGTTCACCGTGATGTTCAAGCCGTAGTCATCTGACCAGGCGTTTCCTAAAAATGTAATTTCATCCATATTATTTACCTTTTGGGTTTTCTAAGTTTAGTGTGACGTTGATTGTTTTTGCCTCAATGTTTTGATCAACTGTTTCCTTTGGCTTACCATATACTCTGTCAAATAATAACTCCAACAAATGTATGCTGCCTTTCTTGTAGTCCTTTGTCGCTTTATTTGCAATCATAGAAATCCAGAATGGAAGGTCATCGTTTTGAGCAAGTTCCATCAGTTCGCTTCTTGTCCGTGATAATACCCCTTTGATTATCTCCTCCGTCTGTGATTTGGATAACTTGACATTGTACTCATCCAAGAAGATTTCCTTCAATATAGTGTCCACTTTTTTAGGTCTACCATTGGGATTTCTGACCTCTCCTTTTTTTGCTGGTATGAGATTCTGTTCGTTAGCCATCTTCTAAATTATCTCTAAATTATTTGTCCGTTGCGTTTTATAACAAGTGAAGGATCAAGTGCTTTCATTCGGTCTATTATTACTTGGCAATACTTAGGGTCTAATTCCATCCCGTAGCATTTGCGTTTAAGTTGGTGTGCTGCTACCATTGTAGTTCCACTTCCTAAAAATATATCCAATACAATATGATTCGATTTTGTTTGTGGTTGTATAATATCTGAAATCAATGATATCGGTTTTGGGCAAGTATGCAGTTCTCTCATGCCGTCACCTCTATTGCTTTGATTTTCAAATATATCCCAAGTGAATTTTTCTTTAACTTTCCCAAATATAAAAATAGGCTCTGTTTTTCTTAAATGAAATGACCTACCTCCAGATTGTTTTGTTTTATCAAACCAAACCATTTCGTCTGATGGATTTTTGTTCCACCAAAATTGCTTATAAGACCATCCAGTGCTAATTATAATGAGTTCAGAATTTAATTGTAATACATTAAACCATTCATCACAAAATTTCAGATATTCCTCTCCTTTTGTGTCTTTGTGTGAATTATACTCGTACCCTATTCCATACGGCGGGTCGGTGAATACCATGTCCGCTTTCTCGCCATTCATCAATTTAGCAACTGCATCGCTATCCGTACTATCCCCACATAATAAACGATGCTCACCAATCTCAATCAAGTCACCAATTACAATGTCCGTTTCTATCCCGCCTTCAGCTACATCAAAGTCATCTTCTTCTGCTTCAATTTCTGTTTCAGGGAATACAGGAACATCAATACCCCACTCCTCAAGTTCAGCAGTATCCCACTCGTTGGCTATCATATCCCAATCCCACTCACCGAATCCAGCGTTGTCCTTAATGATGAACTGACGTTGTTGGTCATCTGTTAAGTCTGATGCTTTAATGATAGGTGCTTCCTTTAATCCTAAATGCTTTAATGCTTTTAATCGCATATTGCCACCAAGTACAACCATATCGTCATTCACAACGATTGGGCGTAGCTCAAGCATTTTAGGGAATGCCTTAATAGATTCACACAGCTTGTGAAACTTGTCATCCTTTATTACTCTTGGGTTATTAGGGTTGCTCTTAATGTCTGTTATTTTTACTACTTGTATATTCATTTTCTTTCTGTCATCTTAACCTTATGGACAACTTTTAACATCTCTTTGTCCGCTTTGTTCCCTTCATATTTTTCATGGCAAGGTCTACAAACTGCCATCAGGTTTTCAATTACATCTTTATCGCCTTTTGGGTTGCCCCCCATTCCTCTCGCTTCGATGTGGTGAATATCAACGGCTTGATTGCCGCATATCTCACACGGTATAAAATCGGTTGTGTCATAGCCGAAATAATCAAGATATATTTTTACATGACGTTTCAAAGTCTAATCAGTTGACATTTGGTTTTCTGTTGCAATTCGTGCATATGAGCATTGTGAGCGTTAAAGTCTGTTCCTTGCTCTGCTTGAATATAGTGTTCTGTCAGTCCTTGATATAAAGCTCTGCCTCCATCTATGCCTAACGTGTAAACCTGGTCAAATCGGTTCATCAGTAGTTCAAATGCGAATGAGCTTGAATTGAATGTTCTAAATGTGTAATGCCCAATATTTGGATCAATCTTAAACTGCACAAAGATGGTGTTGTCGTATATCTTTTTATTGCAGGTTCTTGTCAGAATGAAACGTGCCTTGTATTTGCCGTGAATGTATTTCTGTGGTTCGTTGTAAATCACAGGATCGTGAAACGCTGCTATATCTGCGTACCTTGTTTTTTCCAATGCTCCATTAATTGTCCAGACGTTATAGTCTAACATCATAGAAGCATCCCACCTCTCAAGAGATGCACCCGTGCCAACAACGAGCCAAGGTTTATCCTTCGCCCAAGTCTGTTGTATTATTTGTGTTACGCACGACACGTTTTCTTCTCTTTTTTTTAATCGGTTGCTCGTCATCAGCAAGAGTGTTCAACTCCTTCTTCTGTGCTTCTGCTCTGATAATCATTGAGAGCATTCCCTCAACGACACAATTGCCGCACGTTGGAAGTGGTTTTCCCATCTCTTGTAAATACACTGCTCTGAACTCAACGTTTTGT